TGTAGCAAATACTTGCTCCCAAGGCAGATTCTGTAGGTGCGCCTTGCCGGGTCTAATAATAGATATGAAAGCTGCCATCCTGGGTATGCTATCTGGCTTCATTGACTTCAATAAGTCTGTGTAATTGCCTATGTGAACCAATTGTCGGCTCCATTCTGTATCGGTCCACAGTCTTGCCCACGGAGGCTCTAAAGACAACATTTGTTCATAGTGATCCGGATCCTGGATCAATTGATACACACTCATGTTTAGGAAATCTATTTTAAAATAACCCAACTGTTCTGCAGTTTCATAATCGATGGCGGCACAGGCATTGACCGGATCCCACGGTATGTCTGTAACATATACGCCGCTGTTGTGACGACGCACTTGCCCTTGATTGACTTGTCGTGCTGGAACAGCCTGTATTAATTGCAACAACTGATCTCTGTTGGCCAAATCAATATCAATATCTGCGCTCATTACCATCCTGCCTTTGATAACATTTCTTTTACATACTCTTGGTCAGCCACATAGTCTGCAAATTTTTTCATCCACACTTCCGAGTCGATGTAGGGCCATACCATGGCAATTTGTGAGGCATCTAATTCGCTCAAAAACTTTTGTCCGCTTTCACAGTTATAAACGATCCACGGACTGACACGGCCAGCAGTTACAGCATAGACCATGGCATTTGTGTTGCCGTAGCGCAAGCAATCTTCGGCTGGATGTCCTGATTTTTCTGCCCAGTCTATACCAAACTCCATGGCACGAGCCAAGGCATCATTGATGTTTTCTACTCGTAAGTAATCAATAAGATATTCTGTGTACACAGTGTCTCGGCACCAGTGATCAATTTTTTTGTTTTGTTTTAGCACCCACTTGGTAAATTGTTCTGGATTGATAGCCTTGACGTCCACACAGTATCGACCAAACTTTACAAATGCACGATAGTACGGACTGTCACAAAAGTCATCATAGGTTTTTAACCGGGCACTGCCCTGAGTGAGTTCATAAAATTTAATGTATGAATAGAATCCCAGTCGCACACCGGGCTCATCCTGTTGCTGTCGACGACGACGTGGTTCGCATGAATGCACCGCAAGACTAGACTCCTTGATAAAGTCTTTTTTGCAATACTGACAGGTATAGGTCATTTTTTTGTTTCTTGTCCAAGCTGTTTGATGTAAGCTTCTATGTCTTTTTTGGTGTTGATTTTAACCATCACCTCTAGTTCATCATCTTTCATGTGTGGATACAACTCAGCCAACTGTTTGCGAATGCCCGTGGCACCAGCTTCTCGTTTCTTTGGGGCGATCCACGGATGGCGTTGTGTGCCTAATCCCGGACTCACTGTGGTAGCCGATAACCATTGCAATCGAGGATGACGATTGATATCGAAAAATCTTTTGTTTAATCTCTCATTGGTGGCAATCACGTAAAACTCTTGTAGTTCTCTTGACCCTTGTACTGCGCTGCCCCAACGAATCATGAGATAGTTACTAAACTTCTTGCGTTCTTCATCGGTGAGGCTGTCGTAGAATTCGCGATTCTTGCGATCAAACTGGGTCATTTCATTTTGTATTGACAGTTTTTCCATTACCAGGCCTGGCTATAGTTGACCACTTCACAGTTACGACTAATGTCTTTGACAAAATACACACAGTCAGGCTTGGCACCTTCGGTGATAGGCACACACAGCATCTGACCATTTTTCAACTTGGGCGCATACCAAGTGACTTCTTGATACACGTCAATGATTTCTACATCTAAGAAACTTGGACGGAAACTGCTGAGTGGATTGAACTGGAATACCTTGAATCCACGATCGTTTATGCTGGTGAGTGGCAACACTTCCAGATCTCCCAAGTCAGGTTCTCCAATCAGGATCTGCCAGTCCACAGGCATTTTGATCCTATGGTCTCCTATACGCAACACCAAGGCTGGTGCAGTGAAGCTTTCCAGGAAGATCAAGGGTATGTAATGATAGTCGGGATCCTTGGGATCACTATTATCAAATATGGCAAAACGCATGTCATCAACTTCTTCCGGTAGATGATCTAGTTCAAATGGTTCGTTGTCCAGTGTTAGTATTCTCATAAATTGATTATAACATATTTTGTCACAAGTGCAACCTTTATTTCCATTCTAGTTTCTCTTGTGTGAAAGGATAGTTGGCTTCTCGGTAGAACTGTTTGCGTTTGGTCAAGTGCCGTTTGGCAAATCTACAGGTTGATGTAACGTCCCAAATCTGCACATGGTCTTTGTCTTCGGCCTTGCGAATACCACGTCCTATGCTTTGTATCACTCGCACAAAACTCTTGCCAGGTTCCACAAGAACCAGATTGAAAATCCTAGGTATATTGATACCCACCGCAGCCACGCCATACGTGGCCACAATAATTTTGCCTGTTGCATCAGCCACTTCATCATATTCATCTTGTCTGTCCTTGGCTTTGGTTGCGCCACTGACCATAACTGCATTGTCGCCTAGCCGTTCTATAATACCTTGGCCAGCGGCAATTCGATCAACCAGGACCAGTGTGTTACCGGTCTCATTGACCTGCCGGATCAAGTTGGCAATAGTATCTAACCTATCTGGTTCTTCTAGTAGGAACTTCAGCTCACTTTGATAGTTAGAGAACTCTGCATGATCGACCAACTGCACAATGTTTACGTGACATTGTGCTAACACACCCTGGCTCTGTAGTTCACTGGCACTGAGTCGACCAATCACCGGGCCCAGGCTGCACCGCAAGGCCTGAAACTCAAAGGGTTCTTTGGGTATGGTTCCTGTGAGTCCCCAACGCAAGGGTATCCGACTCATTACACCGGTAAGCAAGCTCTTGAGTGCGTCGGCCTTGGCCATATGCACTTCGTCAACAATGACGCACACCACGTCCTCCAAGAACTCACCAATAGTAACATCGCCTACACTATTTTTTGTGTTCTTTAACAGCACATTTAAACTTTGCCAGGTACAGATTGTGTGTTGGCGACCCCACTCTTTTCTATCACCAAAGTACACACCAACGTCTTGTTGCATGTTGATGTAGTCTTTTTCTGTCTGTGTTACAAGACTTTTGTTGGGCACAATAACAATAGTACGACCATAAGGTGCTACCGCATTTGATAATGCGGCTGTGATAACTGTCTTGCCGGCACCCGTAGCAATCTCCTGGATACATTGCGGGTTCTCAAGAAAGTTGTTAATGATGTCAACTTGATAGTCACGCAGTTCCATTGGCTGGCCTTCCAGGGGATGGCCTTTGCCCCACACAATATGACTGAATGTCGATTCGGTCACTTGTTCAAATTCAAACGTGGTAGAATAATCACGCTGATCATCCAGCTCAACGTCATAGTTGAACTTTTCCAGTATGGGAATAATTTCTGGCAACAAGTTCACATAAGTGCTACCACCCAGTTGGAAATAGCTGACCTTGCCGTCCCAACGTCCAAGTCTGACCGCAGGCAAGTAACGGGCACCAGGAACATCATATTTAAACGCATTTACTAGGCTACGGCGAGCGTCCAGCTCGAGACCTTCGATCTTGATGTTTACTTCGTCTCGGATTATGATTGTAGCTGTTCTCATTGTAAGGTAACTTGTGTAATGTGTTGATGTTGGCGAATGGCTTCCGTTAACTGATCCTTGGATTGAGTTTCAACAAGTTCTGCCACAGGAAAACGTAACGGCAACAGTCTAGGATCCTGAAATGTTGTAAACCCTTGATCAAAGAAAAACTCTCTGTGCTGATTATAGTACTCTTGCATCCTGGCCAATTTGTCAGCGACGTAATCCACGGTTTCCTCATGCATGCGCACATTAAAGTCTGCCGAATAATGGTCGAATGGAAGAAACGCATCGTCACTGATGTAATTATCACGATCTTGTGTGAGGTCTTCAAGAGTCTTGCCTATCTCAGCATAGTTCAAACATACGCTACCAAACTTGGGATTTAGAGTACCGTGAGCTTGCATGAGATCCACCGGCAAAGTTTTGGTCTTGGGCATACCAAACCATGTGCAAACAAACCTAGGTCTATTGCCACGTGCGGCACTT